GGAACTCGCTCTCTTTCCATCTGGAACTTCCGCTGAATGACCCAAATAAAGTTCTTTGGATCAGCCAGCCAGATAAACGATCCAGTTGAACCGGTACCCGACAAAGTCAGATCTTCGGGTATGAGCGGCACCTCCATGAACTTAACGCCCAAAGGAGCGAACGTAGGTTCGCCTCTGTAGACGGCGTCACCGGCATCAGTTGACCGCCCCGATACAGTGTACAGGAAGTCTTCCAAAACTCTAGGAGAACAGATCCACCTAAAGTTTCGGCGGTTCTTCTTATACCTAGACGGGAGCCTAGAGAACATCTCGGCCAACATCTTCATGTTAACCCGTTTAACCCCAGCATCAAACTGATGGGTTCCGGTTGAAGAATCCGTCAACACATGCCAACCATCACACGACCGGAGCAGTTTTTGTTCAGCTGTCGAAGACCCAAGACTAGAATCACCTTCGATTGCCAGCATTTCCAAATCTGTAGAAATGCGGTCGGCAAACGCGGTCATAATCTGAGTACGCCCGTTGGTTTTGGCGATATTGTCCTCGATGAACTCGCTGGTAATGTCAATTGCACTCCGTACCTTTACCGTTGAATACTCCACTTTCGTAAAAGATGGGTAATGCGTTGTAACATTAGCCGCAGCTTCTCCTTCAGTAGCTTTCTCGGTAATAGGAGTAGTCAAATCCATTTTCGTGAATTCACCAGACGGTCCATCAACTCTTCGGACATCACACTCCTGCAACATAGTCGACTGATTGACGACTAAGTTGATAAACTGATCCGACTGTTCGGCGTTGAGTATGGCATCCGCGCCTGTGGTCGTAGTCAACGCTGCCTTTGTGACGCGCTGGAGCATTTGCTGGTTTCTATCCAATCGTAATTCACCTCCTTTACAATAAGAGTTTTTTAGTTGCACGACCGAAAAGTTTGGTTATGCAACTAAATCCTTGTGCGGTCTTGTTACCCAATCGGTAGACCATCCCAAATAGCATCTGTGCCTGAAGAAGTATCGCTGGCACCAAGCTGTTTGCTGGCACCCGGTATACGCTGAACGGCTTTGGTAAACTTCTCGATTGCTTCTACTTGAGCATCAAGCTTGTCAAGCACCTCTTTAGGCACAGTACTTTCTTCTGTGTTTTCGGACTTCTCTTCCTCGGCGGCTTCAGATTTGGTTTCTTCGTCGTTTTCGCTACGATCCAAGCCAGCAAACATTTTTTCTAGTTCGCTCAGTCTAGCTGATGTCGCTTCAACACTACCAGCCAGCTCAGTAACTGCACTCAGAATTCTAGTCAAAACGTCTTCGCCCTGCGTGTCCGCGTCTTTTTCGGTCGTCTCTTCTTTCACATCCATATCCTGATCTTTTTCTAGATCATCCACTCTACGTTCACCTCCTTCCGTATGGTTATCTCCACTACCTAACAGTTCGTGAAACTTGTTGGTTATCATTTCCTTCAGACTTTCCCTGAAAGTTTGGAATGCTTCTTTCATTGGAATTTTCACGGTTACAAAGTCATCGGAATCTTCTTCCTTACTTCCAATTCCAAGTGCTTTCAAATGCTTCCTAACATGAGCTTCCGCGCTCCGTCTGGCCGATTCACTGGGGAACTTTGTACGCTGACCATACGAACTTTGAGTTGCTCTTAGCCTGCCAATATCTATGGTTGTGTGCTCTGTACCTGACACAACAGCATCTGTATGATGTGGCCAGTACCGTAAACTAAGGGGTCGAGTTATCCCATCTTCTTTTGTGCCACCCGGAGCAATGTATGCAAATGCAGCGTCCGGTAGCTCTCCCTTGGGGACACCAGCACGGCCACGAAACTGGGACTGTTCAACTGCTTTTGTTTGATCCATACCCATCATTGTAGACCCACATTCCGGGCATTTAACCTTGTTACACGGCAAACCACGCTCATGATCCACCGTAACCCCACATTCAGGGCAAACACACTGGTCAGTACCACCATCCTGCTGCGGTGATCCACCTACACCTATGCCGTCACCACGGCCCTTTTGTGTGCTGGTCTTCGTTTCACCGACTAGTGCTTGCACGCCACTATCGATTGTTACTTTCTTAAGCGTATCTTTGATAAAATCACCCCTGTCTCTCTGCTCAAGTACAAAGAATTCTTCTTCTTCAACAACAGAGTCCTCGGTAGCACTGAAACCGTTTGCCAACGCCCATTTCACAGCGGCTTTAACATTCCGAAACCGCCCTTTGGACAAGTACAAGACAGAAACAACTAGGTTTGTAGCTAACGCTTTCCGAACAAAAAATGCTTCCCCATTCCCAGAAATGTTTGGTGCTGAATGATCCTTTCCTCTTTTAGAGGCTATACCAACAGCATTCCTGTTCGCCGGAATCAAAACTAAACTAACTTCGTAAATATCGATGTATTTTTCATCTTCGTACCGTGTACCAGACCAACTGAATGTATTGAGTTCACCAGCATTTACCTTTGCGCATACTTTAGGTTCGGTTACATGGCAAATGACCCAGACTCCTCTAGCACCCTTAACCAGATCCGGGAATTTTGTTTTTTCGAGATAGCTTATAACCGAACTATCGGACTCACGGATTACGGCAAGCGTACTGTTGTCGTCTTCGGATGGTGAAATCTTTACCTTAAAAGCATCGATAACTGTACCAATAGATGTTTCATTACCACTTTCATCCAACCACGGTTTATGGTTTACAAACAGTTGCGGGTTCGCTTTGAACGCTTCTAAGTCAAATTCATCTGGCTCAATCACATCCCCGTCTCGGTCTTCTGTATTAACACTTAACAAACCTGCAATATATACCCCTTCAGTACTGTCAGCATCTGTAGTAGTATCTGTCTGTTCTGCCAATAAACCCGCAGTCTTAAATAAAAAAGCACCTGCGGTCTTAGGAACACTAGATTCTTTGGAAACTGCATCTGACACAGGTTTCCCAACTACCAATATCACGCCGGGGTATCCATCTACAGCCCGTAGGTCAAATGTTGTGGCGTCAAACTGATCTGCTTTGCGGCATATCCCTTCGATATGCTGAGAAGTTTCCGCCAGACCTAAGAAATCCACACCGGTAGAATCAGACCACTCTCTTACTGGTGCGAGAGTGTTAAACCTTTCCCGCGCGAATCTTATTTTATGTACAGCCAACCCTTCCATAGCCAGACCGACCAGCTGGGAAGTTATGTCTTGTACAAGTGCCATTTGCCTGTAAACACCTCCTTTAGTATTACATTTCTACAACTACTATACCCTACCATACAAATAAAAGTAATGTCAAGCATACTCTTAGACCTCTTCGTATTCAGGGCTGTGTACCGTTGGGACATCATCTCCCGGCAAAACCACACCAACAAGATCACAACGGCACCTGAACGGAGAAACACTTCTAAACCCCGTATCGTAACTCCCGTCAGAAAAAGGCTCGCTCCACGGCAGCGGGCCATCAGCTTCGTTGTCCCTATGCTGTTGGCGGACTTTTTGGTCTCCAACAGTAAGCCATCTCCGTGCATTGAAGCCATTGTTGAGCAAATGATTCTTTGTGCTTTCACCCTGTAAAATACCTACTTCGGTTCGTGCAATCAGGAGAGCCCTGTTTTTGATCGGTGTGTTTATAAGTTTGTCAGTCAGCGCGGAGTCGGTTAAGAGTGCTCTGGCGAGATCTCTAGCCCCTTTCCCGGACTCGAAGAATTCTTCGGTAACATGTGTCATCACTCTGGAGAACTCCTCCAAGGTAAAGCTGGGTTCACCCATAATCTTGTTCCATCGTTGTTCGATAGCATCAGCTATTGTAGGATCAGCTTCAGCCAACGAGATAAGCTCCGTAAAAGCAGCTATCATGGTAACTTTGGCTTCTTCTGAAAGCCCTTCAATCTCTTCGTCGGCAGCTTTTCTAGTCCACATTTTACCGAGTCGGCTGAGAGATGTACGGTTAAACCTCGGTAATGTCTGAGCGTTTGCTGACAACACTCCAAGAGCTGAAGATTCGTTCCCGACTTTACGAAACCATGTCTCTAGTTCACTATCAAGAAGATCTGTCTTTAGGTAAGGGGTTATCTGTAAGATTAGGTTTTGACGGTTAAACCGTCCCCACAACCACTCTAACCCATCCCCGCTACGTAACACTTCGTCCGGGGTGTCTTCTCTAAGATTGATTACTGTGTCAACTAATCTGGATCCGTCTTCAGACGATAAGAAAGATCGAACAGATTCTACAATTCCTTTACTTAGTATTGGGTACAGCTCATTTGTATAAGAGATAGAACTCCGTTCTCTAAGCACCGCTATCCAGCGTACAATCATCTCCGCGCGTCTGTTCCTGGCGCGGCTTTCTTGGGGAGAAACGGAATTACCCACAGTTAGAAATGGAATACGCATCGTTTATTACTCTCGATACTTGCTCGCATCAAAAGGAATCTCCGATTCAGTTGGCACAATAGTGCGTTTAAGTGCATCTTCGGTGTATCGAGGTGATGCCTCGATACACATAGCCACCACCGCCGTACCGACAACTAGCGTACTGACAACTAGTAGAATCACAATCCACGGGAGGGCGGTACTGATAAACGACCTTATCCCAGTCTGACATTTCATTGTCCTACTCCTCTGCTCCGTTATTACTCTCGATACTTGCTTCACGTCGCCATCGGTAAGTATATTGCCGTCTTGTTCAACATCCGCTCCGCCGCCTACACGCAGATCTTTGGCGTATCGAGGCGATGCCCCGATACCCAAAGCTACCGCCGCCGTACCGACAACTAGTAGAATCACAATCCACGGGAGGGCGGTACTGATAAACGACCTTATCCCAGTCTGACATTTCATTGTCCTACTCCTCTGCTCCGTTATTACTCTCGATACTTGCTTTTACTCTCGATACTTGCTTACATCAAAAGGAATCTCCGATTCAGTTGACACAATAGCGTGTTTAAGTGCATCTTCGGCCGCAGCCATTTCGGGTACACCTGACATAAGCTCAAGAACAACCGGGTTGTTCTGGAATGCCATACGGTGTAAGTCACCACCTGGTATGGCTTCCTTTCCGGGCAAGTCTTCTCTGACTTCGTTTACACTTAGCACAGCGCGGTCTAAATACCTAGCATGAACTTTACTGATTATGTCATAGTCTCGTATATCGATCTCTGCCAGTGTCAACGAAATCCCATGTATGAGTAAACCTTCGCTAATCATGGTATTTTGGACTGTTGATAGTGTCCGCTGCATCGGGTTTATCACACGCTCTTTGTACTGCTCGGCTTGGCTGTACCCGGAAGTTGAACCTAGATGCGGTTCGTCGACAATACCGATCTGTGAAGGTGTCATTCTGTGAGCAAGCAGAATTTCTTTTGTGTTCTTTTCCCTGTACTCCATAAAATGAGCATCCATACCTTCAGGGCTCAGCTTTTCGATACGCCACCGTTCCCCAGCGTCACTTTCAAGGTACAGTATGCTTCTTGTCTCGCCGGAAAGCTCTTCGTTAAAGAACTGTTCGATCAAGTTTTGGACATCAGCACCTTCGGATTGTACATCGTCGTCTGCGGTAACTATAGGCATCGAGGCAAACGCGCCCCCTTCGCGGGGTTGAGTTTCCTTAATGATTACAAGTCTTGGGACACAATCACGTTCAAAAAAGTTCAGGTTATAACGTTCTTCGTAACCCTGCGCTGCCATGGCACCAAGTGCTGTTACACCTTCGGGTATACCATAATCATCGCACGACGGGTGCGGGTTTGGTATAAAGACTAGTTCATTAGCAGCGTCAGACCAGTCAAGAGTTGGATCTGGTTCCCCGGTTTCTGGGTTTATAAACAAGTCGTTGGCAAACTCAAGGTAAACATTCGGGTCAAGCTGCCCCCACTCGTCATTTGGGGGATCCTTTGTCATTACCACCTTGCTGCCAAACGGAACAAAGTACACTTTCTTGTTACCGCGAATCTGTACATATTTATCTCGGTCACGGTGAACGCGAACAGTTCTTGCCGGTACATATTCAAACCCCGCAACCAGCCCGCTACCGCTACGCAGTACCTCATAGGTTCCCCATCCAATGGAAAGGTAGTCCAACCACAGCTTATACAAAAAACTTTGAAATGCTATCTTGGAATGAGGACACGGGAAGTTTAAGAACCTTAAAAGTGTCTGGCGTGCTTCTATAATCCTGGGGTCGTCCGGTTGTGCGCCTTCAACAGTGGAAATAGTGTACCCGGACCCAGAAACATCCGCTGCTTTGGCACGGCAACATGCAGCATGTACAGTGTTTTGATCCAGCAGCAACGCAAGCTGGTCTGGGTCGTATGGTGGTTCGACTATTTCGTTATACGCAGATTCCCATTCACTTAAATCGTGTGGCATGTTGCGCATCGGGAAAATAGTCTCTCGCTCTGTCTTTGTAGGCAGAGCTTTCCTTTGTTTTGTTGCGGTTTTAATAATCCTTGCTTTAGTCATTGTATACGTATTTTACCATAGATTATTAGTCGTGTCAACTACCTAAACTAGCTCTGTTTTGGCTGTGCTGAGCTGCTTGACTTATACACTGTGGTATGGTAGAATCAAGAAGAAAGGAGGTAACAATGGCTTTACTGAAGTACGACTTGACGGGAAAGCGGTTTGGTAGGCTCACAGCAATTGAGCGTAAGAAAGGGCCCAGGTCTGTTTGGGTTTGCCAGTGTGATTGCGGCAATATGGCTGAAGTAGATTCCTCTCACTTAAGGAGCGGGGCAACCAAAAGCTGCGGTTGTTGGCGAAAAGATCAACTAGAAATGCGGAAAGCACAGCATGTTGGTAAGAGGTTTGGGGATACGACAGTCTTAAGAATATCTCCTACATCACAAGAATTAGGAAGAACCGAACTGGAATGCTTATGCGGTTGCGGTAACACGTTTACAATATCTGCGGCTAAACTAAGCAAACGTATAAGGAACAACAGGCCGGTACAATGCCGCAACTGTTCACGTAAAATCTCAGATGACGATGTACGTTTCATCAGGGAAGAGCGAGCAAGAGGGGCCAGTCTAGCTGAACTGGTAGAGAGGTTTGACGTAGACCCATCGTACATATCGCTGATCGCGAGGGGTTTACGCAGGTAACCATAATCAAAAACATATTGTAAGACAAGAAAATAAGGTAACAGACTTATGAACCCAAAACTCGTAGGCAGCAACGTTATCGATGCTATCCCGGTTTCCGGGCCATGCCCTAACAGGTGTAGACAGTGTTACTACAACAAGTTCATGGCTGAATCACCAGCAGTCTTGCCGACGGTAGAAGAAGCCGAAGGCAAGATCGTTCGGGTAAATTCCGGGCACGATTCAAACATAAACAAGGCAGAAGTAATTGAATCCGCACAGAGATACACTCACAGGTTTTTCAACACAAGTCTGCCGGATATACGGTTTCCTGCTCCAGTTGTCCTCACTATAAACCCACATGAATATGAAATGTTCTACTTACCGACCGATGTACA